ATTTTTTCTTGATCGTAGATAATAGAAGGTGTAGTCAAATCTAACTCAAAGTTAGTTAATTCCTCACCTGTATAACCTTGAGAATATAAGTGTACTAAAGCAATCTTATATAATTCAGATAATGTAATACGCTGGATACGATCAATTGTACGAGCAAATCTAATATCCTCTGCTGCTAATGTTGCTTTACCACTTAAATCTTTATCGTAACCCATGAATGCTTTAGGTACTTTAAGAGCGGCAAACAATTTATCACGTAAGTATGTAACGTCCTGAATACCATCGTATTGTAAACCAGGAGCGGTTTCAATCTTAGTAGTAGTGTCATTACCTCTCATTGGAATGTAAAAATCTTCCAATAAGTTTTGCATATTGTACTTTAAGTTATACTCACCTGTTTGGTTATCCATTAATGGAGTACGCTTCATAGTAGAAATAGTTTTCTGCATGAAGTTTTCTACCTCGTTTGGAGGAATAGAACCAACGTTAATGTAGAATATACGACGATCCGGGCTACGTGAGATTCTATGAATCAACATAGCATCTTCCATCAACACATATTGTTTAAAGATACGACGAGCTGGTTCCAAATACGAACGGCCATAAGGTAAATAGTTAACATCTGTTAACAATCTAAAGTGAGCCATTTCATAATTATCGAAATAAATGCCTGGTTGGTTTTCTTGGAATGAACCTAAAGTAGGAGTACCATAATAACCTGAACCACCAGCGTAAATACCTTCAGGTGAATATCTGAATCTTACAGCATTTGGATGTTCGTGATCATAATTTTCTTGTCTTTCAATATGGTATGCTGTATAAGGGATAACATTGTATACACCATATTTTTCAGCGATTTCCATTTTAAGGAAAAAGTCACCATACTTACACATTTGGCGAATCCAAGACCATAAATTAAATTCAATGTTTAATACATCATAAAACAAGTTGTAAAGGATTTGTTGAACATCCTCGTTACTACTTTTAATATGAAGTACTTCTCCCATATCATTTTTAAGAGTAGATTCATCGGCAACAATATCAAGAGCAGAAGCAACAATAGCATCATAGTCCATGTTATCATAATCCGAATAAACCATAGTACGTAAGTACTGCCAGTTTATATTGATTTGAGCTCCTAATAAAGAGGAGGCTGCTGGAGAGTATAGACGGTTATATCTATCTACTAGCGAATTAGTTGCTACGTCTCCTGAACGTTGAATTGAGTCAACATCCATTACTTTTAATTCACTGTTACCCTGATTTCTAATGATAACGTCTGTTGAAAACAGGCGTTGTAATCGGGTAAATAAACTTTTATCAGCCATTTTTATGTTTTATTATATACTATAAATATTTACAAAATCCAACTAATGTCCTCCATCCCCTTATCTGTTTGGAGGGAATATGGATTTTTTACTTGGTTTGGATTATAAGCGCCAATATACGAAGTCTTACTCATATTGCCTAGTGTAGCGCGAGTCATGTCGTGACCTTGTTGTTGGAATTTTAACGACGTGTCTCTTAAGAACATAGCAATACCAAATGGCATAACTAAATCATCATTATAACCTGTTTGTGCCTCAGGTCTACCATTTTTCCATACAAATACTTTCATTTCCTCAACTAAACGTCTTGAACGAATAGTTACGGAACGGTCACCAACAAATTCTCGGAATTTATTCACAATTAACGGTCTAGTACGCATTGACATCGTGAAGCCAGGGGTCATATCGGATGAACCCTCATATGTCTTTAAATACGACTCTGCTGTGAGTTGATCTGATTTAGGTGATTGGTATATATTGCGATAACCTCTTTCAATTACAGCATCAATAGTAGCCCATCCAATGGAGGCATTTTCAATTACTAATAATGCTTGATTATATTCTGTGGCAACACCTACTAGAAAATATCCAAATTCTTTAGTAGGTAATTGTCCTCTATATTCAGCAACTTGCACGTTGGTTGCAATATCAATTACGTGACAAGTTGAAAAATCTTTACCATCACCTCTAGCTACGTCAGCTACTACCATATAATCTCTTGTATAGTCTGCTGGTTCCCATACCCAAAAGTTCTGGTCAGCGCCTCTTCTTTCAAGAGGATCTTTTATTGTTGTTTGAGTAATAAATTCTAACCACTCGTTATAAAATACTACATCACCTGATGTACTAAAATCACAATCACACTCTTGTGATGCTAGTCTAGGATCTCCTAATAATTCATCTTGGCGTTTTCTCCAAGTCTCGTCTCGTTCAGGGTGAACAAACCAAGGTAATTTAATTGGTAAAAAATCGTTTTCTTGATTTTCTGCCGCTACCCATGTTTTATGGAACCAGTTTCCTGTACCGTAAGGAGTTGATAGTACAATCGCACCACCACCCGTTGCTAATGTTTGTTGAGCTGAGGCCCAAATCTCACCAATTTGTTCAATGAAAGCAGCCTCATCCACTATCAACAAAGAAACGGCTTCTGAACGACCTGCATCACTTGATGCTGAAGTTGCTTTGATTTGGGATCCGTAGTTTAGTCGTAATGTTAATTTGTTATGTTCGTCTGCTGGTATTTTAAGCCATGAAGGTAAGTTGTCAAACATAAACTTAACCTTTGTAACCATGTTTTTAGCTGTTTCCTGCTTTGTAGCAATACACAACACGTTTTTATCCTTTTGGAATAACATTAACCATAAAGAATAACCAGCCGCTAGTGTTGATATACCTAACTGACGAGATTTTAATACAATTGAATATGGGTTATCTCTAAATAAACGTAATGTTTTTTCTTGGAAAGGATATAAATTGAATATTACTCGACCCCTTTGTGGGTGTTGAATATTACAATATTTTTTCATAAAGTGAGCCGGATCTTGGGCACACTTTAGATATTCTTCTCTTATTATTTGTTTTAAGTCTTGACTCATAGAGCTATTAATAAGCCCGATATAATACCAAGAAGTCCACTAATGTAACCTAAATTTCTTCGCTTAAGGGCAGTTTTATATTCTTTTTTATATAACGTAACTTCTTTATCTTTATTTTCAATTAGTTGCTTATAATCACCTTCATTTTTTACATACAAAGCTATTTGAGCATCTTTAATTTTAATAATACTATCTTGATTATATACAATTTTATCTAAGATAATAATAGAGTCACGAGTAACTCCTAATTGGTTTTTTAAATAATCTTTTTCTGTTTTAATTACTAATGCCTTTTTTAAAGCAATACAAGGTACACAGCAAGTTGAATCATTTAAAAGCGTTTGCGAACTCGCGGGCAGCATCAGCATTAGACATAGCAATGATACGATTATGTTCTTCATTATATTTTTCTTTAAATTCGTTTGCTTTTTTATTTAAATTACCTAATTTTTTTTTATCCTCATTTACTATATTTCCTAAAACACAAGCCATAGAATCTAATTGCTTAATTTTTGCTGAAGTAGAATCTATGGCATTGTATAATGAATCGTTTTGAGCATGTAACCTATCTAATTCGGCTTGGAATTTTTTATTAGATGGTAAAGCAAAAAGGACAATTAAAGTAGCTATTAAAGCACCTAATCCAAAACTGATTATAGGTTTCATATTATCCAATTAAATCTCCAGTATCAATTTTAACGTCTCTTTCTTTAAACGCTTTTACTAATTCTGGTTTCTTAATAAATTGTTTTAAAGCAGCCATTTTCTTGTCCTTTTCAACTCCTTTTTCCATACCTTTTACTTTAGTAACTAAAGTTTTAAGTTTAGATTTAAAGTCTTCAAATTGGTCGTTAGGAATTTTAAATTTAGAAACGGTTTTAACTTTTTCCTTTTCTAATTCTGCTTTGGTAGGTTCTCTATCTTCGTCTTCTTCCTCTAAAGTAACACTCTCACCAGATTTTAAAGTATTAATTGCTGATGGTTTATCTTTTATTTTGGAATAATTAGGATCTTTTTGCATATCGGCTACAGCTCCAGCTCCTACATAAGTTGCTTCATTTATGTCCGATAGAATTTCTACAATGTATTCTTTAATTTCTGCTTTTAACTCAGATTTTTTCATGATTATAAATATTAACCAAAAATTGTCTCTGTCATTTTTACAATACGTTCCTCAGTTGTACCTGATAATTCAGTAAAATGTTTAATTTTATGATTACTCCTATATAATATTAATTTAATAATACTATCAATAGTTTCCCTATATTTTAAATCAGTTTCTCTAACTCCATTATCTTCCATCTCTACACCTTCAGGTGATACATAAAACACATAATCATATTCACCTACTAACTTATAAGCAGCATCACAAAATGCTTCCGCATCATAATAATCAATTGATTTAGCTGCTTTAGTAAACGCCATTACATCAATAACTGTACGATCTGTAATAATGTTTTCATTCATTAATTCAGCACAACGTTCAGCTAAAAATACAAATTGACCTTTTAATGTAGAATCTGTATTCAATGGAATACCTAAATCACGTAAATACTTAGAACGCTCAGTAGCAAAATTATACCCTTCAAATTCAGGTAAATTCATTAAAGCACTGACGAGAGTTGTTTTTCCAACTGATTGAGTTCCACATAAACCTATACGCATATCTTATTTTTTAAAATTGTTTTTATTTGATTAAATTCCTTATATGATATTTCAATGTAATTAAAATTATTTAATAATCCAAACTTTTTTTTAATTTCATCTCTTTCTTTTATTCCCTCTAATCCTCCAGCTGCTTTAAAATGATTTTTAAATTCTTTGTAATGTTGTTCTCCTTGAAATTCTATTATCG